CCAGCTGCGCACCAAGACCAGCCCTGAGGTGCAGAAGTGGTTCGCCATGAGCGCGACGGCGCACTGGTTCAATGGCACCACGACGCGAGTGGCCGCGGTTCATCCTGACAGCGCTATCCGCTGGCGCCTCGACTTCACCCCGTGGAGCTCGCACAACACCGACGCATTCCAGGGGTTGCACAACAAGCGTAACCGTATCGTCGTGATCATGGATGAGGCTTCGAACATCGACGACGGCGTGTGGGAAGTCGTCGAGGGGGCAATGACCGACGAGTTCACCGAGATCATCTGGATAGCATTCGGCAACCCGACACGAGCCACCGGCCGTTTTCGCGAGTGCTTCCGTAAGCACGGCAAGTATTGGCATCACATCCACGTCGACTCACGTGATGTGCCAGGCACCAACAAGAAGCTGTTCGCTCGATGGGCTGAGCAGTACGGCGTCGACAGCGACTTCTTCAAGGTTCGCGTGCGCGGCATGTTCCCCAACCTGTCGGTCAAGGGATTGTTCCCTGCAGACCTGGTCGACGCCGCGAGCGGTCGGCACCTCGAGCCAGGCCAGTTCAACTTCGCGCCGGTGTGCATCTCGTGCGACCCGGCATGGGAAGGTGACGACGAGCTCGTCATCGCCGCCAGGCAGGGCCTGCGCTTCAAGGTGCTCAAGCGCATGCCAAAGAACAACGACGACGTAGGGGTTGCCACGCAGATTGCCATGTACGAGGACCGGTACCGGGCGACCATGGTCAACGTCGACCTGGGCTACGGCACGGGCATCGTGTCGGCCGGCGAGTCAATGGGCCGCAGTTGGAACCTGGTGGCGTTCAGTGGGGCTTCGCCTGATCCAGGCTGCGTCAACATGCGTGCGTACATGCACGTGCAAATCCTTGACTGGCTGCAATCGGGCGGCTCGTTTGATGCGCAAGAGGAGGAGCTCTACGACGAGATGCTGGCGTGCGAGCTCGTCAGCCGCACCGACGGCAAGAAGCTACTCCTGCCGAAGGAGGACATGAAGGTATTGCTGGGGCACAGTCCCAACACGCTGGACTGCCTGGGCCTGACGCTGGCCTACCCGGTGCCGGCGCTGAACGACCAGGAGCACTCTCGCCAGGCGTTAGGCGACACGCCAGGTCGGCGAGATAACCCGATAGCCAGGAGGCTGCAGCATTGAGCTACGCGGACAGCCACGGCCGGCGCCAGTACGAAGGCACTCAGCTCGAGTGTGAGGATTGCGGCCTGCAGGACACCAGCGAGCATGCTCGAGGCAGGGCCCACAACCCAGGGCGATGCAGGCGGTGCGATGGCGAGCTGATGCCGCCGGCACCCGAGCGGCCGCCGCATCCGTTTGACAGGCTGCGGTCACGATAGGCCTTGTCTCCCGGTCGCGACTGGATCTACACTCGCGCCGGACATGACCTCGAGCTGGTGAGACGGCTCTCGCGAGGCCAACCCGTTACCTGCTGAGCGCGGCAGAAGGCACTAGACACACCTTGGAGTGTCGTACATGTGCATATTCGGCAAGCAGCAACCAGCGGCGCCAGCTCCTGTTGCGACCACTCCTCCACCTGAACCACCAGCGCCTCCTCCTCCCGCGCCGGAGGCACCGACTCCTGCCGACGCCAGCACGTCGAAGAACAACAAGGCGAGCACCGCGCCCCGCAAGGCGGGCACGGGTGGTGGGTTCGAGTCGACCATCCTGACTAGCGCCGCTGGCATTGCGCCAGAGGACCAGGCGGCGACCGGCAAGAAGAAGCTGGGGGCATAGCTCGTGTGTTTCTTCGGACAGCAACAACAAGCGGCACCCGTCGCAACTCCCGCAGCTACCGCCGCGCCGGCGGCCGCAGCCGCAGCACCGGCCGCAGAGCCGACCACGCTGACCCAAGGTCAAACACCCGAGCGCGATGCGCGCCTGCGGGCCAAGGCAGCAGGCGGCGGCCTCAAAGACCCCAGTCTGCTTGACCATATCGGTGCCGATGAGGACCTGTCGGACCTGAGCTCAGGCGCCAAGAGTGGTGCGGGCACCGGCACTGACATGACGAACTCCCCGTACTGATGGTTGCAGCAACCGTCCAATCGGCGACGGCACCAAAGAACCTCTACCAGCGCGTCATGCGCCGCTCGGCTGCGCTCGACGTGGAATACGAGTATTGCCGCCCTGACTGGGAGGACTGCTCCGACTTCGTCCTTGGCAGCCGTGGCAAGTTCCTGACCAGGGACCAAGGCACGACGACAGCTGAGCAACGCCACCGCGGCCGCAACGACCTCATCTACAACGAACGAGCCAAGGAAGCCGTCAAGACATTAGCCGCCGGCATGATGGCTGGCATCACGTCTCCGGCTCGCCCCTGGTTCTCACTGTCCACTGGTGACCCCGATCTCGACGAGAACGCCGAGGTCAAGATGTGGCTCAAGGAAACCCAGTCAACCATGCTGATGGTCCTGGGCAAGTCCAACTTCTACCAAACAATGTACGCCATGTACCAGGAGCTCGGCGCATTCGGCACCGCCTGCATGCTGGCCGTTGACGACTTCGAGAACATCGTTCGATTCGAGCAATGGACGGTCGGCACGTATCGCGTAGGCATCAACTCCAAGCGCAAGGTCGACACGCTCTATCGTGAGTTCACGTTAAGCCTGGCCGCGGCCGCTGAGCGGTTCGGCCTTGAGAATCTGTCGCCGGCGATGCAGCAGAAGCATGCCGACGGCATGGATGACATCCCAGTCACCGTCGTGCACGCCATCGAACCCAACGACGACCGCAAGTTCGGCAGCAAGGTATCCAAAGACTTCGCGTTCCGGTCGGTCTACTTCGAGAAGGCGATGAACGGCGCCGACCAACGCAAGGACGGCGACATTCAGCCGCTGCGCGAGTCAGGGTTCCGCGAGCAGCCGTTCATGTGTCCGCGCTGGAGCGTCACCGAGGAAGAGGCTTATGCGAGCGCCTGGCCCGGTCTGGACTGCCTGGCGTCGAACAAGGGCCTGCAGGTTGAGGAGCTCGACCTGGCTATGGCTCGCGAGAAGATGCACAACCCCCCGCTGGTCGGCGATTCCAAGCTGAAGCAGGGCGGCGTCAACCTGATAGCTGGCGCCATCAATTGGCTGTCGCAACTGAGCAGCGCGGGCAGTCCTGGGCTGGCGCCGGTGTACCAGGTCAAGCCTGACATCAGTGCATTGGCCGAGGCTATCAAGGACAAGGAGGGGCGCATCGACCGTGCGTTCTACGCCGATCTATTCCTAATGATGGTCGAGTCCGACCGGCGCCAGATAACGGCGACCGAGGTGCTCGAGCGTCGAGAGGAGAAGCTGCTGATGCTGGGCCCTGTGCTCGAGCGTCTCAGCAACGAGCTCCTCGACCCAGTCATCGACCGCGTGTTCGACCTGTGCAACCGGGCTGGCATCATCAAGCCACCGCCAGCTGCGCTCGCCGACCGTGGCGGTCAGCCCCTCGAGGTCGAGTATGTGTCGGTCCTGGCTCAAGCTCAGAAGGCCATCAGCACGGCCGCCCTCGAGTCAGTCGCTCAGTTCACGTCAACCCTGGCCATGAGCGCCTGGCCGGAAGCGGCCGCCAAGTTCAACGCCTTCGAGGCCATCGAGGACTACGCCGCAGCCAAGGGCGCCGCGCCTGACATCCTGCTGAGCGATGCCGACGCGCAGAAGAAGGTCGACGAGCAGGCGGCTCAGGCCCAACAGGCCGCGGCCGCTGAGCAGGCGGCTACTGCAGGCGGCGCCATGAATGATGTTGCCCAGGCGGCACAGACAGCGAGCCAGACCGAGGTGGCCGGTGATCCGGTCCTCGAGCAGTTGCTTGGAGGCATGGGCGGGTGAACGCCATTGTCGACAGGCTTGACTCGATGCGGCCGAGCGGAGGCCTTACCGAGGAACGCAAGCGCGAGATAGTCGACGCAGGCCGCAAGCAGGACCTGCGCGAGCTCATGAAGATGCCGCAGTTCAAGCGGTTCCTGCACCGAGCTCTGACTGAGTTTGGCATCGACCGGTCTGTGATGACCGGCAACTCGAATACATACCACCTGGTTGGCCAACAGGACGCAGCTCGCACGCTGCGCCAGTGGGTCGCCGACGAGGTGGACGAAGGGCAGGCGCTAGACCTGCAGCACAGCAAACATGGAGATGATTACTATGTCCGAGATTAACGCCGAAGCTGGAGGGGATAACACCTCACCTGGTAGCGATGTTATTGCGGGCGACGCCAGTCTTGCTGCCGGCGTGGCAGATGCAGCGCTCGATGCGCCGTTACACACACCCGACGCGGTTGTGGACGGTGCGGACGGTGCGGACGCAAATGCCGCAGCTGACGACAAGGGTGGTGAAGCTGACGGGGATGCCGGCGCCGCTGTCGTTCCCGAATCGTATGTCTTCGACAGCGTAGAGCTGCCCGAGGGCATGACCGTCGACCAGGGGCTGGTCGAATCAATGTCACCCGTCTTCAAGGACATTGGCATCACTCAGGAGCAGGCCAACAAGCTGGCTGTCGCCTGGGCGCAACGGGCAGATGCTGACAACGCAGCGTCGACCGCGGCAAGTGCTGAGTTCAAGAAGGCAACCCAGGACACCTGGGTGTCTGCACTCAAGGCTGACCCCGAGGTCGGTGGCCCCGGTGGGGATGACTACGAGCGCAACACCAAGCTGGCCGCCCAGTTCGTATCCACGTACGGCGACAAGGAGTTCAAGGACTTCCTCGAGACGTCGCGAATGGGCAACCACCCGTCAATGGTCCGCATGATGCTCAAGGCCGCGAAGGCTGCGGGGCTGAATGAGGACGACATCGGTGGAGCTGGCGAGCCTGGGAGCAAGGCCGAGACTCCGTTGTCGCTTCGGATGTACAAGCCTGACGGCTCACCCCTGGACACATAACGCAAACCAACGCAACCAATAGAGGAACTGACCAATGGCAGTTATTGGCAATACCTATCTGGACCTGCTCGACGTCATCAAGCAGCGTGACCCCAAGGGGAACATTGCACCGGTGATCGAGATGCTGATGCAGCTCAATCCAATGATGGAAGATGCTGTCGCAGTCCAGTGCAACAACGGCACCAGTCACACGCATCTCGTGCGTACTGGCCTGCCAGACGGCGCCTGGGGCAAGCTCTACAAGGGCACCCCGGCCAGCAAGTCCGAGAAGGAGCAGGTCACTGATGTGACGGGCTTCTACGAGCAGCTGGCTGAAATCGACGAGCGTGTGCTCGAGCTGGCCGGCAGCACCGGTCATGCACTGCGGCTGAACGAAGCCAAGGCGCACCTCGAGGCCATTGCCCAGGAGATGCAGGCGACGATGATCTACGGGTCCGACGTAACGGCGCCTGAAGAGTTCATGGGCCTGGCGCCACGATTCAACGACAAGTCGGCACAGAATGGCAACCAGATTATCGATTGTGTGCACACAACGCCGGATACGGACAACACCTCTATCTGGTGGGTCCACTGGTCCGACAGCACCTGTTTCACCCTCTACCCTGAGGGCACGCAGGCCGGCATCAAGCGGAAGGACTATGGGCTGCGCCGAGTCGAGGATTCCGACAGCAATCCTTACTTCGCGTATTCCGAGAAGTTCACGCAGCATTGCGGTATCGGTCTGGCCGATTGGCGGTACGTGGTTCGTATCGCGAACATTCAGAACGCTGAGCTGCAGGCTGATCCGACGAACGTCGACGGCAACAACAACAGCCTTTACCACTTCATGCGCAAG